TTCAATTAGACAAAAAGCAAAGAGTTAAAGAAATATTAAAATGCGGTAAAGATCCGTCCTACTTTCTTAAAACTTATGCCCGCATATCACACCCGATGCACGGGTTGATTCTTTTTGATACATATGATTTTCAAGATGATCTGTTAAAAGACTTTAACGATTATCGATTCAATGTCATCCTTAAAGCACGACAGCTCGGCATCTCAACAATTACGGCCGGTTATGTTGTGTGGCTCATGCTGTTTCATCGTGATAAGGCTATCCTTGTTATGGCAACCAAGTTCGCCACCGCTGGAAACCTCGTTAAAAAAGTAAAGGGAATCATGCGCAATCTCCCGGATTGGCTTAAGATCGCAACCATTAGTGTGGATAACCGCACCTCGTTTGAACTTTCAAATGGTTCCTCTATTAAGGCCGCCTCCACCTCTGGTGATGCCGGCCGTTCTGAGGCACTGTCGTTATTGGTGTTAGACGAGGCTGCACACATTGAAGGTCTGGATGAGCTTTGGACAGGCCTGTACCCCACGCTGTCTACTGGTGGTCGATGCATCGCCCTCTCAACCCCAAATGGGGTCGGCAACTGGTTTCATAAAACGTGCACGGATTCCGAATCCGCGGCAAACAACTTTCATTTAACAACCCTTCCTTGGGATGTGCACCCAGACAGAGATGAGACATGGTACAAGAAAGAAACGAAGAACATGTCGAAGAGACAGATTGCGCAGGAGCTTCAATGCAACTTCAATACTTCAGGTGAAACAGTTATTGATCCAGAGTGTATGGAGTGGTTACTAACAACGATTAAAGATCCGAAACACCGCACTGGCTTTGATCGCAATTTTTGGATTTGGGAAGAGTTCGATCCAACCTGTAACTATTTAATGGTAGCTGACGTCGCGCGCGGCGATGGGGCAGACTATTCAACATTTCATATTATTAAGTTAGAGACGCTGGAGATCGTCGGAGAGTATCAAGGAAAGCCAACATTGGATATGTTTGCCAATATGTTGAATCAAGTTGGCCGAGAGTTCGGCAGTTGCATGCTGGTGGTTGAAAATAATAATGTTGGGTACTCTGTGTTGGACAAATTGACTGATTACGCATATCCCAATATTTACTACTCTATAAAGTCCACCCACGAATATATCGAACAGCATCAGGCTGAAATAAGAAACAGCGCGGTGCCCGGGTTCACCACCTCTATGAAGACGAGACCACTTATAGTTGCAAAATTAGAAGAGTTTATCAGAAATAAACTAATTACTGTGTATTCTGCGCGCCTAGTCAACGAGATGAAGACGTTTATATGGAGGAATGGTAAGCCGCAAGCTATGAAAGGCTACAACGATGATCTAATAATGGCATTAGCAATCGCATGCTGGGTAAGAGATACAGCATTACAGGTAAATGCAAGAGATTTAAATTATCAAAAAGCCTTTGTGGATGCGATTTACACGACAAAAACAACGATGAATACACGAATTAAAGGTCAAGATGGCTACAAAAAAGATAACATCTTTGATAAAATGTCCGAAGCAGACAAAATGTATCAAGAATACAAATGGATCATTAAGTGAGGAAATAAATGGCAGTCCAAGATAAAAACCCCAAGAACACAGAGTCAAATCTTTTTAAAGCTTTGACGAGGCTCTTTTCGGGCCCGATTATTAATTATCGTTCCCAGTCCGGCCGCCGAATCAGGCGCCAACATTTAGATAAGTTTTCTTCTAGATTTAAATCTGCCTCTGGACAACAGTTTAAGAAGTCGTTATACAATCCGCTCGACACAATTGCAGCGAATGCGATTCAGAACCAGAGGCGCTCAGAGAGATATGTTGATTTCGATCAGATGGAATATATGCCAGAGATTGCGTCAACGATGGATATCTATGCAGATGAAATGACGACATATTCTGATTTGCGCCCAATGTTAAACATCAAATGCTCGAACGAAGAGATTAAAGCAGTCTTGGCAGTTCTCTATGATAACATTCTTAATCTTCAATACAATCTTTTTGGGTGGTGCCGCACGATGTGCAAGTACGGAGATTTCTTTTTGTATATGGACATCGATGAAAAGTATGGAATACAATCAGTTCTCGCGTTGCCTCCCTCAGAGGTTGAGAGATTAGAAGGTCAGGACTCTACAAACCCAAACTACATCCAATATCAGTGGAACTCTGCCGGCATAACGTTTGAAAACTGGCAAATCGCACACTTCCGCATCCTGGGTAATGATAAATATGCCCCATATGGCACCTCCATTTTAGAGCCGGCCAGACGCATATGGCGTCAGCTTACTCTTATGGAAGATGCTATGATGGCTTATCGAGTTGTGCGCTCTTCCGAACGCCGCGTATTCAAGATTGATGTGGGTTCAGTTCCGCCCAACGAAGTCGAGCAATACATGCAGAAGATTGTGACACAACTTAAGCGACACTCTGTTGTGGATGCTGATACTGGTCGCGTTGACTTGCGATATAACCCGATGAGCATTGAGGAAGATTATTTTGTTCCTGTGCGCGCAGGCTCCGCGACAGAGATCTCTACGCTAGCCGGCGCCCAAAACATTACAGCGATTGATGATGTTAAATATCTTCGTGATAAATTGTTTTCCGCACTTAAAGTGCCGCAAGCATATCTCTCAATGGGGGATGAAGCCTCCGAGGACAAGACCACCCTTGCACAAAAAGATATTCGTTTTGCCAGAACCGTACAGAGACTACAAAGAGTGGTCATCTCTGAGTTAGAGAAGATTGGGATTATCCATCTTTATACTTTAGGATTCCGCGGTGACGATCTTCTTAGCTTTAATCTTTCCCTGAACAACCCATCTAAGATTGCAGAACTTCAAGAGATCGAACACTGGAAGCAGAAGTTTGATATTGCCGCTTCCGCTACCGAGGGTTACTTTTCTCGTCGCTGGGTGTCTGAGAAAATCTTTGGTATGTCTCATGAAGATATTGCCAGAAATCAGCGCGAGATGTATTTTGATCGCAAGCATGATGCCGCGCTACAACAGGTTGCAGAAGCTGCAGCCGCGGCAGAAACCGCCGGCGCCCTTGGTGGTGATATGGGTGGCGAGATGGAGATGGGTGGCGAGATGGAAGCCCTTGGGGGTGAAGAAATGCCCGCCGGCGAAGCCGGCGCCGAAGAGCCTGCTGGTGAAGAGTCTGCATTGCTCGCTGTTCCCCCCGGCTCACGTGATGCTCCACGGCTAACTCCCGGAGCGAAAGGGAAGGTATATCAACCGGTTAAAACAGATAAGCGCAAGAGCGCTGGTCCCCGCACCCGCTCATACGCAGGGAAGAGAAGTGCTGAAAAAAGCAGCAGCACCATCAGAAATGTATTTCCAGGATCTGAGATCAACACCATCCCTTCGATAAGCAAGGGGATTTATGAAGAAGAGCAATCTATTTATAGTTTGAGAGAAAAGACCGAAGAGGAAAAGTTATTTGAAGTTAGTGATTCTGTACGCAATCTTTTAAAGAGTATGGAAGAAAAAGATCTATTAACGGAGCAGAAGAATGAAACTAAGGCACAATAAAAAAAGAAATACGGCGTTTGTTTACGAGGCCCTTATAAGAGAGGCGACTGTAGCTACGCTGAGAGGCGATGCGCCAAAAAGAAATAAAATAGTTCAAATCATAAAGAAGCATTTTAAAAATGGAAGTGCCCTGAAGAAAGATTTGGATTGTTATCGCTCTTTGTATGACGGCCAAAATTTAGAGCCTTCAATCTCAGAAAAGATTATTAAAGAAGCGAAGATTGCACAAAGGCTTATAGATCCGCATGGGTTGTTTAAGCAGCAAAGTGCCTTAATCGCTGACGTGAACAAGGAAGTATCACCGTCCGTGTTTGGAAATTTTGTTCCCAACTATAAGACGTTGGCGACGATATCTCAGATATTCTCTGGGCGTCTTTCTCCCAAAAGGTCGGTCGTACTAGAGAATCAATTAATCGCGAACATGTCCAAAGAGACAAAGAAGCCCCAACAGCAAGGTGTCGACGAAGTTGTTCTTAAGGCGTTTGTATCCAAGTTTAATGACAAGTATCTCGGAGATCTTATAGAAGAGCAAAAACAGCTATTGTCTCACTATATATCTTCTTTTGCTGATAACTCAGTAGAGCTTAAGATGTATTTAAATGAAGAAATCGCCAGACTTAAAGGCGACATTGCGAAGGCAAAAGAATCACCAGAGATCAAGGAAGATAAAGAGATGAGAGAGAAGGCAGATAAGATTGTTGCGAAACTTGATGGATTTGCTAATCAAAATATAAATGAGTCTGTGTTGCTCACTGTGATGAAAACTCAAAAATTAGTTAAGGAAATTTATAGTAATGCCGATAGTAATTAAGGTTGGACCCAAGGCGAATGAAAAAAAGGTCACGCTAGAACTAAACATAAGAAAAAGTCTCAGCGGCGATCTCATGGTGTTTGATCACGGCGATATTGATATCGTTCTTTCTCCGGCCAACAACAAAGTTGTTGCTTTTCCAAAGGATACCATGAATGATTTGGTTTATGGTGCCCAAAATAGACTTATGAGCTTTTTAAGAGAAAGAGGAATTCTCGTTGGCGAATCAATCCAAGCCGGCGCCTTTTATGGCTCAGTAGAGGGAACGTTACAAGAAGCGGTAAATGAAAACATTAGCGCCCCAAAGTTAGCGCTTGTCAACATATCTACTTTCATTGACGAAGAGCGCCCGTACTTCGAGAATATAGAGGCTATTGTTTCTACGACTGATGACGAGATGGTGCACCCCGACAAGGAACACTCAACCGAACTGGGAGAGGTGCCGCAATCAACCGAGCAAGGCTCCATCCGCCCGGGCTATATACGGGATCCCTATTCCTTGAATTATTTGTACACACTATAGAGGTATTGATGGAAATATTATATTTTGTTTTGGCGGCCTATGGGCTCACCCAGGGCATAGTTTATGGGAAACTTTTCAAAGGCATAAGGCCAACGACCGGCAAGTTAGGAGAGCTTTTTGGGTGCCCAATGTGCATGGGTTTTCATGTGGGTTGGTTTTTAATGCTACTTTCTCCGTTTACAGAACTATTTAACTTTGATATAACCGTTGTAAATTTCTTTATTTTAGGATGGTTATCTTCGGGAACCTCATACGTTCTCAATATGGTTTTTGGTGATGAAGGGATAAAACATGAACACAAACATATGGACTCAGAAGTGGATGCTTCAGCCGGTCCGACATTGCTGTAAAGGATCTTAGCTGTGGGTAAAGTATTACTAAGAGAATATTATGAACTATGCGAGGGCGGCGTCTGTCAGGATTTATTGACGGAGGCTGAAAAGCGTTTTGTCTCTGAGGGCGGCATGATTCTGTCTGGTGTAATGCAAAAGTCAGATACACAAAATGGAAACGGCCGCGTCTATCCGCATAAAGTATTGATGCGCGAAGTCGAAAATTATAAGAAGCTAGTAAAAGAACGTCGAGCTTTAGGCGAACTGGATCATCCTGATGATTCTGTTATTAATTTAAGAAACGCTTCTCATATGGTCACCGATGTGTGGTGGAATGGTAAAGATGTGATGGGTAAGGTTCAAGTCTTAAACACACCTTCTGGTGGAATTCTGCGTTCGCTTGTGGAGTCCGGCGTCAAGCTGGGGATATCTTCAAGGGGTATGGGCTCCGTTAGCGAGAATCAAGGAAGCACAATCGTCGAAGACGATTTTCAGCTAATTTGCTTTGACTTTGTTTCTGAGCCTTCGACTCCCGGCGCCTACATGATGAAAGAAGCCAAGGATTTATCGACACCCAACATCATAACAAAAGCAGACAGAATTAACAGACTATTAAACGAGGTATTAAACGATGAGTAACTGGTCAAGTTTTGAGAAAGATAAGAAGTACGCCGACAAATGGCGAGATTTTTTAATTGAAAACGAAGAAGAAGAAATTGAGTTGGACGAGGGGGTGTGGGATAGGATAAAAACTGCCGGCGCAGCCGGAGTGGCATCCGCAAAGGATGCCTGGCACGGCCATGGAGTACAACAGCAGTTTAAGAAAGGCGCCAAGGCGCGCGCTGCCATGGCAGCCTCCGGCGCCAAGGTGGCCGACTTTAGCACAGACCTGGCCACCACCGGCCAAGTGACAGGTTCGGCTCCTCCCTCGGAGCCCGAGGCCACCGCGGGTGCAGTCGCGCTGTTCACCGGAGATAACGCACTTTACTCGAAGCTTTTTAGCACAATCCTTGCGCGCTTCAAGAATAAGGAAGTGGCCGGCTCCCCGATACAGCTTGATAAGGCCGCGGTCCAGAACACAGTCAAGCAGATCCTAAAGGACCTATCCGCACAGTTAAGAGCCAACGGTCTCAAAGTTCAAGAGTCAAACATTCCTATGTTGGCTGATTTGATTGTTGAAGAACTTGAAAGAACGTTGCTGATCGAGGCTTCTAAGTCCAGCAAACGCCGCGAAAGAGATTATGCTCGTTCGCTTAAAGGTAGCAAGATGGGAACAGACACATCTCACACTAGTACTGCGACCGCGGGCCGCGGGAAGAAAGGGAACAAGGCCGAAAAGTGGGTGGCCGCCGGGAAACCAGAACTCACAACAGTTAACGGCAACAACCTTGTTACTAGAGATTCCGATCATTATGCTAATGCCAAGAAGGGCACGCTGAAACCTGCCGCTCTAGAGCTTGCAAAGGCTCAAGTAGCATGGTTGCAACAAAATAAACCCGATCAGGGAATTCCCGATATGCTAACTAAGGCGGTTCAAACAACCGAAGCCGATCCTCAAGCCAAGCATTATGGTGGAGATAAGACTGGCACCGGCTCTAGAGTGGCCCCCACGAAGGGTCAAGTCGACGCCGGCAGAGCAGTCGGAGGCAAGATTACTGCCCTGATTGGTCAAGCTGCTGGTGCTGACATCCAAGATCGCGAGATGCGCAAGATGGTTACAGCCGATATTCAGCAAGATCTCAAAGCAATCATAATGAAGATCGTTAAGCCACACTTACAGAAGCATTTGCAAAACAAAGGTATTAAATTAAGAGAGACCAAG